ATGGCCAAAGCGCAGAAGCTCATGGTCGCTCCCGTGGTCGAGGAACTTATCCTCGAATCGCCCAAGAGCGCCCACCTGCAATATTTCTTCGCCCGCAATCCTCAACGCCTCGAAAAGCTCAATAAAATGAGCGAGCGCAATGCCGCCAAGGAGATTGCGCATATCGAGGCACGTCTGTCCCTGCCGCAACCCAAAACGAAAACCGCGGCACCGCCGCCGAGCCGAGCGCCCAAAGGCGGCGCCGCGCCGGCATCGCAAGAGGCTGATCTCAACGCCTGGCTCAAAAAAAAATACGGGTAATGCTCCTTAGAGTCTGGAGTCGAGTCCAAGAGCGACCGGTGCCGCCTAGCCCATAGAGCCCCTCGACAAGGGCTCGGGAGACGGCAATGGCTACCAATACGATTCTCAATCCATCAATCATCGCCAAAGCGGCGGTCCGTATTCTCGACAACGAACTTGTCATGGCGAACAAAGTCTATCGCGGTTATGAAGACGAGTTCGCCAAAAAGATCAACGGCTATGACGTCGGCGACACGATCACCATCAGGAAGCCGACTCAGTTTACGGTTCGTAATACCATCGTAGCGGCTTCGCCGACACAGAACACCACAGAAGGCAAGCTGACGATGCAAGTCAGCAACGTCCGCGGCGTTGATTTCTCGTTCACCAGTACGCAATTGACCTTGAACATCGGCGAACTCGCTGATCGCGTGATTAAGCCCGCCATGGTCCAACTTGCGAACGCGATCGATACCACGCTGATGGCCGAGTTCTTCCACATTAACAATTGGGTCGGACAGCCCAATACCGGAGCGGATGCGCCGATCAACAGCTTCGCAACATTCGCGCGCGGCGCAGAACGTCTCGATCAGTTGTCGTGTCCTTCTGATGATCGTTCGGCCGTGCTCAGCCCGGAATCCAATTGGGCATTGGCAGGATCGCAGACCGCACTGTTCTTGCAGTCGGTCGGCCAACCGGCTTATCGTAGCGGCTCGATTGGAATGATCGGCGGCATTGACACTTATATGTCGCAGAACGTCCCGACGTTCACGACCGGCACGGGCGCCGCCACTGCCGCAACCGTCAACGGTGCCAACCAGAACGTCGCCTATGCCTCGGTGCTTAACACCGAGGCGATGCCCGGCTCGCAGAATTTGATCGTTACTTCTGGCGCTGGCACAGACACCTATCCCAAAGGAACGGTGTTCACCATCGCCGGCGTGTTCGCGGTCAACCAGGTGACAAAGGCCACGCTGCCATTCCTCCAACATTTTACGGTGCTGGCGGATGCCACTGCGGTAGCGGGCGCCATTACGCTGTCCATCGCGCCCGCGATTATCATTGCTGACACAGCTGCTAATACTCCATTCCAGACCGTGTCTGCGGCTCCCGCAAGCGGTGCCGCGATCGTGGTTGCGGGTGACGTTTCGACCAACTACCGCCAGAACATGATCTTCCACAAGAATGCGTTTGCGTTGGCGGTTGTCCCAATGGTCAAGCCGCCCGGCGCGGTCGACGTGGCGCGTGAGACATACAAGGGAATTTCGGTTCGCCTTATTCCCTATTACGACGGTTCCAATGACATCAGCAATTGGCGGTGCGACGTGCTGTTTGCCGTGAAGACGGTCGATCAGCGGCTTGCCTGTCGCGTCAGTGGCGGCATAGGCACGATCTAACGCAACTCCGAGCCTCCGGTCCGCCGGATGCAGGCTCCGTGAGTGGATGCACGGGCCGACAATCATCCACACACTTTCCTCAATCACGCCGAGAGGAATATATGGCAGACGAACTCTTTCCTACCTGGGGCTACAAGCCGGACGGCTCGGCGAAGATTTTCAATCTGAGGGAGGAAGATGAAGACCTCCCTGAAGGCTGGTCTCGTCGGCTGGAGCCGTGGAATCATCCGAATACGGCGCATCTGTATAGTCGTCCTGCGGAACCCGCTCCGCAGGCTAAGCCCAAGCGCGGCCGTCCTCCGAAGTCCCAGGAACAATCCGATGCTGACCTGCCTACAAGGGCCTCAGCGTTCGATGAGGAACCCGGTGCCGAACTGGCCTCCGAACTAAGGGATCAATGAAATGGCAAAGCCAACGAGATCATACTCAGCCAAAGCGGCCTCTGCCGGCAAAGACATCGGCAAGCCCGGCAAGAACTTCTCCAAGATCGCTGATAGCGCAGCCAAGGAATATGGTTCGGCTGCGGCAGGAAAGCGCGTAGCCGGAGCGGTGCTAAATAAATTGCGTGGCAAATGACGACCACCTGGACGCGGCGCCAACTGATCGACGCAGCGCTTTCCAATCTCGGTGTGCTGATACCGGGCCAGACCACTAGCGACGAAATCGTCAGCAAAGTCGATGAGTTGCTCGATCCGACGATGGCGCAACTGCGCGTGCTCGACATCGTCGATGTTACAGCGCCGTCGATCCTCGGCACTCCGAGCCCGCCCACGAATGGCGCGTTTCCCCTGGAATTTGTTCTCGCCCTGTCGGATTGCCTCGCTTGGATGGCCGCCCCAAGTTTCAATCTTGCCGGCGATCCATCGCTTAAGGTGCTCAATGACCAAGGCGAAGATACGCTGAGGCGGCTGGTACGGCCTTCGCGCACGCGGCGCATGCTGCATGTCGATCATGCTCTCCGTGGCGAGAACCGGCGCACGACGCGCGGTAATTTCACGAGTGGCACCTAATGGCGCTGCGCGATAAAACCGACATCCCTTGGCCAATCTCGACCGCACCGGGGCTGCGGGCGCAGGAATCCGGCGGCCGGCTGATCAATTGCTATATCGATCCTTTGAGCAAGACCGGTCCCGCCGGACGCATCTATCGGCGTGCGCCGGGCCTCAATGCCTTCGGCACGAGCTCGCGCAGCGGCTATCGCGGCTCGATCGAGGTCAATGGCGTGCTCTTCAGCGCGTTCAACGGGCAACTCGAAAAATGGACCAGCGCGGGCGGTGCTTCGACCAATGTCGGCGCGCTCAATGGCACCAAAAAGGGGTTTTTCGCGCGGAACAACGCGGCTACGCCGGACAAGGTATTCGTCGATCCCGATGGGAATATCGCGACGTTTACGCCGACGAGCGTCACCAATAGCTATCCCGACGCGGACCTGCCGGCGGTCAATGCGGTATGCTCGATCGACGGCTACCTCGTCTTCACGACCGGCAGCGGACGCGCCTACGCGACCAACCTCAATACGATCGCGGTCGATCCGCTCTCATTCGGCGCCGCTGAGGGCAAGCCCGACGCGCTCACGCGTCCAATTCCCTGGTCCGGGATGCTTTTATTGATGGGGCCGGTATCGATCGAGATATGGACCAATCAGGCGCTCACACCATTTCCGTTCGCCCGTTCTGTCGTGATTCCGCGGGGAATTGCGGGGCCATATTGCGTCGGCGGCCATGAGGATGGATTCGGGCGGGCGCTGCTGTGGGTCGGCGACGACAACCGCGTCAATCAACTGGTCGGCTACCAGGCGCAAGCTGTTTCGCCGCCCGATCTCGACGCGCTCATCGAGGCGGTAACCGACAAGACGACGTTGCACGTTTCGACCTACATGTCGCGCGGTCATGCATTTTGGCAGTTGACCAGCCCGACGTGGACATGGGCCTATGATCTCAATACCGGATCGTGGCATGAGCGCAAAAGCTATCAAGCGCTGTTCTCGCGCATTATCGGCGGAATCTTCGTGTTCTCGAAATGGCTATGCGGCGACAACAATTCGGGCAACATGGTCGAGATCACCGTGGCCACCAACCAGGAGATCGGCAGCCCATTCGCGGCGCGCCTTGAATCCGGTCCCGTAATCAAGTTTCCTGCCGGCGAGAAGGTCGGCCGCGCCGACTTCTGGTTCGATACCGGTGTCGGCATCGCGAGCGGCACTGATCCGATCCAGACGACGCCGCATGTTGAAATTTCCTGGAGCGACAACGGTGGGCAAGACTGGTTTGCGCCATTCGTGCGCGAACTTGGGCGCCAAGGCGAGCAGACCGAGATTGTATCGTTAGTATCTTGCACGGGCCGAGCGACCTGGCTGGGTCGGCGCTGGCGTATCGACCAGGCCGACCCGGTGACGTTCGGGTTTACGGGCGCCACGCAGAGTGTTAACCCGAAGGTGTCGGATAGTTAAATGAGCCGCGTCGAGAACATAGAGAATTGGTACCGTTTCTTAAATGATCAACCGTGTTTGATTTGCGGCGGCATTGAAGGCTGCGACCACACTGTAATGGAGCGCGCCTGCGCTGTCATTGAAGATGCCACGCAATCAGTCAACCCGAAGGTATCGGATAGCTAAATGACCGATTGGACTCAGCGTCAACGCCGCAGGGTCATGCCTCTTATAGGGCCGCTTCTTGACGCATGGGAAGGCGTTCCAAACGATATTAAGAGCGATCTACATGAGCACTGCGAAGCGCTTCATTCTCTTCTCAATATGATCAATAAGGCGATGGAAGAATAATAAATGGCCGCCACATCGCTTCCGCTACCGCCCCCACAGGTGCCATTGTTCACGCCCGATGGCAAGCCGACACAGCAGGGTTTCGAGTTCCTTGATCGCTTGCAATCGCTTGTCAAGCAGATCAATGCATCGCTCAGTTCTCTGAATTACGCGCCGACCGCCGCGCAATATGTCACGATGGCAGCCGATGCGACACTCACCGCCGAGCGCACGCTTGCGGTTTCTGCTGCATTATCGCTAACGGATGGCGGCGCGAACAATCCCGTAACGGTCGGACGTGCGGCTCTTACCGGCGACGCGACGGCGGCTGCCAACAGCAACGCCGTAACGCTGGTCCAGGCCTCAAGCCTGTTTTCGTTCACCGGCATCATCACGCCGCCGCAGATCACCGCTAACCAGAATGATTATTCCCCAACTGGAATCGGCACCGCGAACGTGTTACGGCTGACATCCAACGCAGCGCTCGATATCACCGGGATAAATGCCAATACGAATACCAGCGGGCGCATGCTCGTCCTGCTCAACGTCAACCCGGGCCTGACTAACATCAATTTGAGACACGAGAACGCGGGTTCGAGTGCTGCGAATCGGATCAACAATTTGACCGGCGCTGATCCTTCGATTCTCGGCCAATTCGGGCAACGGATCATCTGGTACGACGCCACGCTATCGCGGTGGCTCACTATCGGCTAACTCTCGGAGTTTCCCATCATGGCATTGTTCGACGCCCTCACTGGCGGCTCCGCGGAAGATGCCGCAGCCAAAAACGCGGCACTTTATCAGCAGTACGGCACGCAGTCGCAATCGGCCCTTGACAAGGGATTCGCCGGCGCGATGCCCGAACTCACGAATGCGGTCAATGCCTACACGCCGCTGTCGAACCTTGGTGCCAAGTACGGCGCCGGTACGAACACCTACATGGATTCGCTTGGCCTCAATGGCGCTGCCGGCAACGCAAATGCCGTCAACGCTTTCCAGGCCTCGCCCGGCTATAATTGGCAGCGTGACCAGGCGATCGAGGCGACCGCGCGCAACGCGAACCGCTTCGGCGCCGGCGGCAATGAACTCGCCGCGGTCACTGATCGCGCCAATAACCTTGCCAATCAGGAATATGGCAACTGGCAGAACCGACTCGCCGGTTTCGTCAATCCCGAGCAAAGCGCAGTCTCTGGCGCTGCGGCTGGTCAGGCCGCGGGTTATGGCGCCAAGGCCGGACTTTGGCAGAATGATGCGACGAACCGCATCGCCGTACTCGGCAATGTCGCGAGCGGCACTGCGAACAGCAATACAGCCGTTGCAAACGCGGAACTGGCCGCTAGCGGCAACTTCTGGAATGGCCTCACGAAGCTCGGCGGCACCATCGGCGGCGCCGCGATCATGGCAATGTAATGATCGGCGGTGCTTCGACGGGCGCTCAGCATGACCGCATTGCGCTCCAGTTCAGCGGCGGTAAGGACTCAACGGCGCTGCTCTACCTCGCTCGCCCTTGGCTCGATCGCATTACCGTCATATTCGCCGAAAGCGGCGCGACGTTTCCGCACGTGCTTGAGCACATTGAGCGCACTTGCACAAAACTCGGGGCACATCTTGAGATCATCCGACCGCATGCCGATGTCTTTGTATTCACGGCACAGCATGGTTTGCCGGCCGATGT